ATTACTCTTGAAACTTTCCATGCAATCTTATTTCTTGGTCTATCAGATAATCCATCACAAAACCAAGAGAAATGACATTTATGTTTCACCAGTTTTCCATTTCTATATCTAGCTTGTTTGACAACTTTACATATAGAATTTGGAAATCTTCTACTACTCACTCTATTTATAGTTACTAATGCAACTGCTATTTGTCCTTTAACTTTTTGATCTCTTGCTTCAAAATAAATATTCTTTGCAAGACAATCAATTTCTTTTTTAGAAACATTAGTAAAGCCACTAAGTAATAAAAATGATAATACTATAATTGCTTTCATAATAAAATTGGGGGATGGTTTCCCATCCCCCTTTAAGGAGTATTAAAACGAAAAAGATAAAACTACTTACACACCCCAATATTTATTGAGTGCTTTACGACAAGCAAAAACATCTTTTGCTCCGCCATCAAGATCACAATCTTTGAAAGCGATTTCACCAGTCGCAGGTGAAGTGTAAATTTCTACCCAACGTGGTAATCCTGTAACTTCGGATTCAGCTCGTGTAATCATTCGAGCATTCTTCTTACCAACTTTGGGTGCGCCTTGCATAACAGTCATAAACAAAATCTCCTATAAAAATTATCAAAGTAATGATGAGAGGCAAACCCTCTCATCACTTTAGTAAAACCATTATAACATAATGATAGTCATAATACAAGGAAAAAGTTTAACTTTGTGGTACTAATCCTTGTTGTGGTGCTACTGGTGCTACTCCCTCTGGTGCTAATGGTGCTAAGCCTGGCTGAGCTGGCTGTGGTGCTATTCCATTGTTACAGGGGGTTTGAGGATGTGGGACACCTACAACTGGTGCGCCATGAGGTACAACACCATGAGGTGCTGGTGCTGTAAACGGAGTTCCCAACGGTGCTGGGAATGGTGCATTTCCTTGAGGTGCTGGAAAATGTCCATCCATAGTAGGTGCTGGGAATGGTGCATTTCCTTGAGGTGCTGGGAAATGTCCTTCTCCTTGAGGTGCTGGAACGAAATGCTCTCCTTGATGAATTTCAGTTGGAAATCCTTGAGGATCAGTCATTGGAACACCAGACTGCTGTGGCATCACTTCACCAGCAAATACATTGGTTGAAACCAATGCAAAAACCATAAACATTAGAATTTTCATACTCTCTCCATTCTAAAGATTAATATTGGAGCGGGTGGTGGGGTACGATCCCACGACCTTCACGTTGGCAACGTGATACTCTACCGCTGAGTTACACCCGCCAAATGGTGAGGGGTTTCTGTTCCCAAGTACCCCTCGGACTCGGCTACTTAATTAAGCAGCAATCGCAACGTCATAATCGTTTGCGTTTGTAGTTTGAATGATTGATAACCGAGCCATCATTCTTCTCGGTGCTGTCCATATACCTTCCCTATACAGTCGAAACTAGTTCACCCCCATAATAGAATTTGGTGGAGGCGAGGGGTACTGCCCCCCTGTCCTATATGATTCCGTTATACAGATTATACAGCAATTCAGTAGTGGTCAAGTAAGATACTTCCTAACTTGGCCAAGAAAAAAAGTGTTATTAATATCCAAAATGCTTTATTCATATCTTTGCCAAAACACCCATAATGTATATGATAAATATAATTATCAACATACCAAAAAAGGCATCCCTTGCTTTTTCCCAATCACTCATAACAAATCAATAATTGCATGACCTGCTAAAGCCAAACATAAAAAAACTGTAAACATTAATGCATACTCAAAATATCTCTCAAACATAATTATATCCTTTCATTAAAAAAGAAACTAATTGTAAATCTATAAGATGGGCCAAGAAAATTTTGTGCTTTAATTGTATGAGGTACACTACCATCAAAAAATATTAATTTATTTGGAGTAAATGTATTTGTTAATTCTATACTTTTTCTATCCTGTTTATAAAATATAGTTTCACCGCCCCACTCTGGATTCCAAGTTAAATTTGCATAATATAAAGCAACCTTTTGTTTTGGATGTGTATGAATAAAATTTACATCTAAAGGCTTTGTTAAATTAACAATACACGAATCATAATCTGTTTTATTTAAATCTAATTTTTTTAAAATAGGATTTAAAATATCAATTTCTTCTAAATCCTCTAAACTATATCTACTATGTAAATTAGGATATTGTCTATGTTGTGGTTCAGTACCATCTTCCCAGCCTATTTGATAAAACGACTGTAAAACAAAATTATATATTTCTTGAGTCTTGTCAGCACTAAAAAAATTATCGTAAGTATTTAGTAATTTCATCTTTTACACCATACATATCTTCTTTATTATTTACTTTCCTTAAATGCTCTTTGACTTTGCTCGGTGTAATCATTCCACACTTAACCATTATATTCTTTATTTGTGTTCTTCTACCATCTAACCATTTTTCTGTTTGTGTATCATTTCTTTCTTTATGCCTTCGTGCTTCTTCTTCAGCATCTACTGTAAGAATTAAAACTTTTGCATCATGGTTTTCTAACAACCATTCTATATCAACAGCTCTAAAAAATCTATCACCTTCAAATATAATATGTTTGTAATTTTTATGCTCTTGATCTATAAATTCTCTGAATTTCTTGATAGTACCATAACTCAATCTATCAGTACCCCCAAAAGGTTCACCCTCAGCATACCTACCCAATACCAGTATGTCATTATGTTTCTGACAAGAGAAAAGCTTCATGGGCTCTACATTCTCAGCAGAGCCCAATCCACTTATTATTTCTCTCATCAAGGTTGACTTACCCGAACATGGGATGCCACCAATCATAATAATCATTATACACCGGCCATTTCTTTTTCATACATTTCTTTATACTTCAAAGCATTCATTGTTCCCATTTTTTCATTATGAAATTCACTACTTACCATAAGATTATCATATTCAAGAGTACCGCCTTCACAATCTGGAATAATATGACAACCTACAGCAGATTCAAATGGGAGAAAATCACCAGTTATTTCATCAATCTTATTAACTTCTCTCCATCTTGTCAAAATCATTTCTGGTGGAAATGATTTACCATCATTACTCTTTAAGACAACACAACTATAATTTATTAAACCATTTACCCATTCTTTAGCTTGAGTAAATTTTCTCAAATCTCCAACCTTTTTAACATAAGACTGAAAAGCACCAGATATATTATTATGTTTTGAATCAACGTGTTCACCTTTCTTTTTTCCAGTTTTATGAACATAAGCGTTAAACCTATTATTTCTTAAAAATTTCTGTAATTTATTAATAAAACTACTTACAAATTCTTCCATATCACTTACTTTAAATCTATTTGATCTTTCTCGTAAGTTCCAATAAATAAGACGTATAATATGAAAATCTTGAATTGAAATTTGTTTTTTATAATACTTTTTCCATAAAGGAGCAATTTCTGCATAAAATTTAAATTCTTCCTGTAATGCTTTATCTATACGTTTAACTTCTTTTTCAGAAGTATTTTCAGCATATTCTCTAATATCACTCTCTTTCACATTAGTAAAAGATTTATGTTTATGTAAAGCAGCAGATTCTAAAATTTGAAGAAAGTAAAGGTGTCTTTTATTGGCATAAGCCACACCAGTTTCAAACAATCTAAACATCTTATTAATTTGTTTTCCATCTTCATCTGGTACAGTTTGAGAATATTCTCTTATTTTAAGAATTGTATAGTGTGTACCAAATGAGTTCATTTTTTCTGCAAAACAGGGAGGCGTTATATTATTGGTTTGTAAAAATTGTTGTCCAATAGCAGAACCAGATAATTCATAAAAATCTGTTACTCTAAGTTTATAATCACAAAAATAATCTTTAATATTTTGAGGAAGTTGACTAAAATTAACTTCACCATATATAGAATCCGCGGGCAATTTAAATTTATTTTGTAAAAAATCCAAAATTGAACGAGAGCGATGCCCACCATCTAATGATTCTTTTGTTGTAGCAAATGATACTTCACCAATATCTAATCCCTGTAATATTGACATAATAATACTTCTTTTTTTAGTTAATCCATTAACGTCAACATCATTTCTTTGTCCTATGGGATGGAGCTCTAACCCTAATTTCATAATCCATTCCCAATATTCTTTTATTGTTTTAACTACAATCGTAAATTTACTTTGTTCTGGTGTTTCAATTTGTTTAGTAGTCATACGCATTTCTCCTATTTCATAATATTTCATAGTATTTCAGATTTATGTTTCTTTTAATAATTCTTAATTAGGACACATCCATATCATTCTTTCTGACATATTTTGTACTAATTTCTTACACATCCAATCTAACATATCTTGCCTACCTTGCTCTGATAATTCTGAATAATAACGAAACATATATTCTTGTTTTGCTTCATTACAATTAAAAGTATTGACAAAATCATCAAATAATTCCAAAATTTCATCTTCTTTCCAATCGCCCGGCAAATACTGTTCAGAATCCATAAATATCCTTTTAAAATTAAAAAACCCCTGCCGTTAAGCAGGGGTTTCAGATTATTCTACCTCAACATCAGCTTCATTGATAATGTCAAGTACATCTTGAGAAGTAATTTTCTCAGTCTGCTTAAATTCTTCAGCAGTTAAAGGATATACAACTTCTTTGATTTCTGTTTTACTCATAATAAATCTCCTTTGTTAATTATTAGACGCGTTATACTACATTATTTAAAAGACAATAATGCCCCTCATATATAATAATGCAATTTTGATGCCAAACGTAAGCCCTTGATTTTAAAAGATATTCAATTTTAAAGGTGTATACTTTTGTATACAAAAGTATGAAAAAGTATACACTTTATAAGAATCCTTCTAAATTAGGGGTTGAATCCTTGGCAAATCTTCCTACTGCTTTCACCTGTTTGCCTGCTGCACCCTTTGTTGCTAATCTACCATCACAATAAGCAACACAAGTAAATCGTTCCCCATCACCATAGATTTGAGTTACCCCATGCAACCTATTACTATCTGCAATAATAACCGAATTGTCTGGAGCATCTACTGCTATTCTATATTGAGGAAATGTTAAATATGCACCTGTATATTCACCTTTCCTAAAACAGCACATTGTTGTCAATCCTGCGTTTACATCACCACTATCAATATGTGCTGACATTTTTGTACTTTGGTCTTTATGGTATCGGTTAGCAGATAATGTTGTAAATATTCCACCGCCTACCCGATACTTTTCTTCAATATAAGACTCAGCAAATGTTTTTTGATTTTCATAGATACTTACATTTGCTTTCTTAAATGCTTCTTCATTATACTTTGATATTTCTTGTAGTGCTTCCCATCTTTCTGGATTATCTTTAGTCCAGCCAGATGATTCTATTGCACCAGTAAATCTTCCTCTCTTAAAACCTATCATAACAGAATGAATTTCATTTGCATAAGCAATCATACCCCATTCACCATCCCTAGTTTTTGTTTGATAGGAATTTGGTGTTCTAAGTCTATAATCATCACCCTCAATCAAACCTTTCTCTTTCATTTCTTCGGGGTCAATGGGGCCAGATGCATTTGCTCTCATAGTTGTAGTTTCTATTATTGACATCAATGTATTTCTTACATTGTCATTCGGATATGCATTAGTAATAACATAAGCTAATGGAACATCTGAACCATCAACAGCATTAACTGGTTTCATTATTGCTGTGTCCTCTGTTACAGTTACTACTTCATCATAAGCATTTTCATCTAGGAATTTCCCATTCCATTTTTCAAATGTTTCTTCGTAACCATAATCTTTTTTAACTTTAATGTATTTCATTATAAACCTTTATAACTTTTTCATAGATACTATCTGCAAGATACTTCATACATAATGGAGCAACCATTAATCCCATCCTTGCTTGTTTCTCATCTATTGTTCCTGTAAGTTTATAATCCTCTGGTAAAGTCATAATTCTTTTAGCTTCTGTCGGTGTATAAACCCTATATTCGTCTGGATGCATATGATTTCCCCCCATGAATCTTGGTTGCAAACCTTGCTCTGTTAAAGAATGTGCAGCTTGATCCCATGGCACAATCCTTGACATATAATAAGAATGTTTTTCATCTTCGGGTTTCAAGATACCTTTTTTAATTTGTTCTTGAAACCATGGCTTAACAACATTATCACCAATAGATACTACCTTACCATTAAAGTCCACACCCTTCAAACCTTTACATGGCCCAGAATCAGGATAATCTGGATGGGTGTCAAAACCATAAATCCATTTACCCTTAGAGCTATTTCTCATTAAATCTGTAAGTTCTTTTGCTTCTTCTTTATTATTAGAATCATCCATCAAATCTTCAATGGCATCCCTAATAGTTGGTTCATATTCTTCGGGGTCTGGAAAGACATTACTTAAAGTCATAAAGTTTAATCCAACTTCTTTCATAACATCATCCCTAACAGATACCATGAATATTCGTTCACGTTTTTGTGGTACACCATAATCTTGTCCACGCAATACTTTATATACAGTAGTATATCCAAGTGCTTCAGTATCTTTAATCATTCTTTGAAGATAATCAGCTGCATACTCCATTGTAAGTCCTTTTACATTCTCACAAACAATAACTTTTGGCATGGTTTCTTTAGCAATTCTAATCATTTCCCATGTTAGATCCTCAATGTTCTTTTGTTTCATACCGTATGCCATCTTTTCTTTTCCCCAACCTTTTCTCTTTGTACCAGACATAGAAAATGGTGGGCATGGCGGACTTGCATCTAATAAATCCAATTCATACTTTTTAAATCCTGCTAACTC